TCGAACAACTGCATGGCGACCATGCGCACCAGCCCGGTGAAATTCTGCATGCGCTGCGCGTCGGGCCAGTTGTTGGTTTCGTCCTCCGCCCAGTTGTTGAAGCGTGCCTCGGCCGTGGCCGCGAATTCCTCCGCCCAGGCTTCATCGAGCGCCGGGTTGATGCGGCTCAACAGGCGCCAGTTCGGGCGCGCGTTCAACCGGAATTGATTGCCCACCACGTTGTCGACGTGGACCTGCCGCGCACCCGACAGATAGCCGTCATTGCGCACGTTGTCGCGCGCCTGGGCGTCGAGCTCGCGTTTCTCGGGCAGCAGATCACCATCGGCGGATGCCAGGCTGGGCGCAAACCGCATCAGCTCGGTGCCAGACGGGCGGGTGGCGTTGAACGCGCTCACCCCCGCGCCCGTGGTGCTGAACCGGCGCAGCACTTCGCCGCGCGGCCCGACCAGCGTTTTTACCTCGTCGGCGGCAGTGATCGGCACGGCGCTCACCACATCACCCTCGCCGGCCCGCGGGGCCGCTGCGTGGTAGCCAGCGCTTGCAGCCGGTCGATCTCCGCAAACAGGCGACGCTTGTCGGCATCGGTCATGTCGGCATAGTTCGTCTGCATGCCGTCGGAATCACGAAAGCTGCCCACGCGCTGGCCCATCAAAATCGCATCACGCGCCGCCACCAGGCTGGTCAGGCGTGCCTGTTCGTCTGGGGTCAGGGGCATGGGTACCTCGCGGAATGAAACTGGGGCGTAACTGATCCCCACGGCTAAAGCCTGTGGCTTCTATCTCCCCAGCCCTGAAGGGCGGGGTTTTACGGGCAATTTGGTCAAACAGGGCATGCTATTTATTCCTGGGTTTGACTCATGGGTGCAACGTCTTCGCCCCCAAATACAGTTGTGCATCCGTTTTCGTTCCCAGATATTTCGCCGCCCAATCCGCGCCCTGGTAAACGTACTCCTTGAACGTGAGTGTCTCCGCCAGCTGTAGGTAGCTGGCGTGGTTGCTGACCGTGGCATTTTCGGTCGCGTTCTCGGTCGTACCGTCGTAGTAGAACGTGGCCGTGTACGCAGTCGCCATGCTCTGCGTGTGTTCAGCCCACACCTCACAGACAAGGACATCACCATCACTGGCAGATATGCCGGTCGAGGTGATCCCCGAAATGTGGGTTACGGTCTCGCCGGTAGTGGCTTCGGTGCCGCCTAAATTACGGGCGTCCCGCAGCGTGCCGACCTTGGTGCCCGTGCTCGGACGCCAGACGTAGACATTGAGCCCATCAATCCAGAAGTTGGCGGCGGCGTTGCTTTCTTTGTCGGCGGTGTTGAGCACCATCGTGCCGCCGCCGACTGTCTGCGCCCCAGACAACGGAGGGGAGATGAACATCCCCAGCAGGCCGGTTTGCGCTGCGGTGTTGTTCAGTGTAGTGCCGGCTAGAGACGCCTGCGCCACACCGATAACGGTGTTCATGGTGCGGTTGGTTGCGCCGCCCGTAGCCGTCCAGCTCGGCGTAGCCGTGGCCTGCTCGCCACTTGGGGGCGTGCCACCTCCAGCATATGCCGCATCATGGAAGTACAGCTTCGTGGCCATTAGACCGGCTCAAGCTCAACGTAGGTGAACGGACAGCAGCCGTGAAACTCCGGCGTCACCGGGCAGTCCAGATCAGGCTTCGACCCCACCGCGCCTTCCCAGCAGTTGCCCCGCTGGTCGCATATACCATGCACTTCCCACCGTCTTCCGGCAGCATTACGATAGCGAACATAACCAACCATCTGCTCCTCTATCCAGACGGACGGGTCGCAAGTTGGCTGAAGCTCTATTGCCACGGATTCACGCTTACGCAATTACAACAACATTAAACGCGCTGGCCGATGGCGCGGAAACAAACGTCAGCGTCACACGGTTTGTGGTTGGCCGCGTGACATCCACAATCACCGAATCGTAGCTCCCGCTGTTGCGGTAGACCTCGACCGTCACGTCCCGCGTGGCGAAGTTGTGGTCGATATTGAAACTGGTTGCAGAGCCATCGCCGAAGGTCTGCGTGAATTTCCGTTTTCTCCCGGACCAGTTCCCCAATTTGAGCGGTGTGACGATCCGCAGATCGTCGGCGCCGGTGTCGGTTTCGGACTGAGTGGCAAGCTCGGCGATCCCCGCCGTGGTTTCGGAGGCGGCAGGCGCGCTGGTGCCGAAGGCGGACCACAGCACGTTGTTGGTGTCGATCGTGCCGTTGACCTGCGTTTGCCGAAAGGTCGAACCGGCGCTGGTGCCTTCCTCGACGGTCACCACCGCCTGCTCCAGCTCAGCAAACGTGCTGGCGTCAGCCGTGCGCGTCATTGCCACCGCCGCGCCGTTCCAGAGGTAAAGCCCGTTCTGGCTCTGCGTGGTCTGGTCTTTGACCAGCACCCGGTCGTTTGTCGCCATCGTGATGCCGTCGATGGTCGCGCCGGGGCCGGACAGCGTGAGATTGGCGACGGATGCCACTCGCACCGAGTCTTTCCATGCGAGGCCTTCGACAGCGCCATCCACATAGGCTTTCGTGGCTGGGTGCTGCGCGAGCGTCGGATCCAGCAGATTGAGAATCCGTGCCTCATTGTTGAAATCCAGATGGCTGCTGATAATCGTCACTTTGTTACCTCACAAGGGCCGTGCCGGTTTTCGGCGATACGAAATAAATGCGCGCTTGGTTGTCGCTGATCAGCACCACGTCGGCGATCACCAGCGCGCCGCCGGGCGACAGCACGGTGATATCCACCCGCCGGCCCAGGTTGTGGTTAATCACCCACTCCGCCGACGCGCTGCTCTGCGTGTGATCGTAGGATGTTGCCCCAGCGCCAGGCGGGCCGGGTATGCCCGCGTCCACGCTGATCTGCGGCGCGTTGGCGATGCTGACGGTAACGTCCGTATCCGGACCGACGGCCTGGACCTGCGAGAACTGCGGCACTACCGTCAGCGTGGTCATGCGCCCTGCACGTCCAGGACGCCGTAGATAAATGGCGCGCGCGAGCCGCCAGCCGGCGTGACGCTGATCAGGTAAACGTATTTTTTGCCCTCGACCAGGCTCTCCGCGCGCACCTGTGGCAGCAAAAACGACAGCACGCCGGTTGTGGGTGATAGTTGCGTGATGTCGAACATATCCACCACAGGGCCGGCCCACTCCGCGCGAATCACCGAATCGAACACCGCGCCGGTGTAGTCGTAGGGCACACCGCCAGACTTCCATGTGAGCTGGAACGGGCCGACAGGGTGTCCGTGCCGGACCCGGATATTGAGTTCACCCCCCAGCGCGCTAGCTATTGCCATGTTGCCGACCCATCGGAAGCCCGCCGTTGCGCCCGCTCGATGTACTCACGCGCCACCAGGCTGGTCAGGCGTGCCTGTTCGTCTGGGGTCAGGGGCATGGGTACCTCGCGGAATGAAGCTGGGGCATAAAAACCTCGCCGAAGCGAGTTGGTCCGGGGCGCGGCGGCGGGTCACCCCATCCGCTTGGCCCACTCGGCCATCGTCTGTTTCTTGGTTTGCTTGCTATCGCCGGCCGTGGCATCACCCGCCGGTGCGGACGCGGTGACCAGCGAATTCATGTCCCAGGGCGCCGCCCAGCGGAAGGGCTTGCCCCAGGGCATGGTTTCCAGCTTGAGCTCGATCATCAGCGCCAGCGTGTAAACGAGCAGGTCGGTCGATTCGTTTTTCCGCCCGGCGATTTTCGCCCAGCCTTTTTTGGTGCGGGTCTCGGCGCACAGCTCCGCGAAAAAATCGAGCGGCAGCCAATCGGGAAAGTGGACCATCCCGTCACCGGCTTTCTGCACATCGAGACGCGCATCGAGCGCATCTTTCAGCATGTTCACATTGAGCAGCAGCACGGGCACTTCTCCCCGTGCGCCGGCATTGCGATCCTTCCGGTTGCTGTCCGGGTGCGACAGCCGCACCCTGGGCGCATTCGGGGTAGAGCCGCCCTTGAGCAGCCGAACGCGGGTGTGCAGTCCTGCATGGCGCAGCTTGCGGTAATACGCGTAGGCTTTTTCGGTGGCCCCCGCTTCACCCCCGGAATCGATGCCGACCGCGCGAATCGCCATCCGCCGGCCGCTGCCGTCCCCGAGCGGATAGGTGCGCTCCACGACGTGCTCGGTAAGCAAATTCCAGTCTTCTTCATGCGATGCCGGGCGCACTGGCCAGGGGTGCCCATCGGCATCGATGCGCGTCGACTTGCGCAGCGCGAAGCGATCGACGATGAACAAATCGCCACCCGGCGCCACGCCCTGCACCTGCACCTCGAACCGGTTCCGCTGCACATCGACCGTGGCCAGCAGGCAACGCACCGCAGTCGGCACGACGCGCTCTCCCAACGCCTCGGCGCGTTCGGCCAGCTCATCCGCCGAGCGGTCCGTGGTGCTGCGCGGCGGGCTGTACGCCTCGCACTGGTCCGTGTTGATCGTGCCCTTGAGCGCACCGTCGTCGCCGGTGGCGGCATAGATGCGCTGCGCGCTCAGCCACTTCGCCATCATGGCTTCCCAGCCCTGGAAAGCGGCCGCCGGGCCCTTGAGCCAAAAGCTCGCCCGGGTGTTGTATGCCTCGGGTTTGTCGAGCGCGACGCGCCAGGCTTTCTTGCGGGTCGCGGCCTTGTCGACAAAGGCCGCACCACCGGACAGCGCGACCAGATCGGCCTCGCGCAGCCACACGCCCGCCAGATTCATCTCGTGCTTGGCAGTGGGTGGCGTGGCCAGGCCGCAGCTCGGGCAGGCCATCACCACCCCGCGCGCGGCATCCGCCGGTTCGGGATGATCGCCCGGGACCAGCAGCCGAAACGACGGTTCGTAGTACGCGCCGCAGTCCGGGCACGGCCAGTACCAGCGGCGGCGGTCGCCCTCGTTGTAGAGCGAGATGATCCCGCCGCAGGGCGGCCCCATGTGCGGCGTCTCGCGCGGGCAGCGCCAGCTCGCATCCTGGATCGGGAAACTGGGCGAACTGTCCGCCGCGGTCATCGCGAAACTGCCGAAGCTGGTGCTGCGCATGCGCGCCAGGCTGAACGGCGAACCCTCGCCGCCCACGTCCTGCGGCATGCGGTCGTAGTCGGTCAGGAAATTGATGCCGGTGGAATGTCCCGCCAGCTCGTTTTCCGATGGCCAGCTCAGCCGCAGGTGCGTACCGGCGCGGAAATACTTGGTGTGAGTGGTGTCGCCTTTCTTGCCGATCAGGAGTTCGGCCTTGGCCTCGGGGCAATAGCGGAACAGTTTGGCCAGTTTGTCCTTCGAGAAATCGCGCGACGTGCTTTCCGTTTTTTCGTAAAACCGGATATCGGCCGGGTTCAGCAGAATCGTCTGCAGAATCAGATTGAGGGCGCATTCGGTGCCGCCCGACTGGGACGGCTTGACATACACCCACTCGCGATACTGCCGGCTGGCCAGCGTATCCATCGGCTCGCGCAGATACGGCACGGTCTCGTTGCGCCAGGGTCCAACGTAGGCGCCCGGGTTGTTCAGATAACGATATTTGGCGGCGGCGTCGCTCACCGACAACCGATCCGGAGGCAGCAGCACCCGGGCCGCATCGAGCACGATATCGCCGAGGGATCGGTAAGCGCTCATGGCTCCACCGGTTCCGCATCCAGGGCGCTCCCGCCCACCACCTTTTTAACCTCGTCGTACATTTCACGCAACGCGCCATCGCAGGCATCCTGTACCGCGATGACTTGCTTTGGCGTCAGAGCCGCGCGGCTCTCGACCGCATCAGAGATCGAGCGCACCTTGTTGGCCAGCGGCTTGAACACCGAGGCGAACATATCGAGCACTTCGACATCGCGCCACAGCTCGCCGTCACGCTGGCGGAATTGCTGCTCCTTGAGCTGCGCATCCCAGTAATCCTTCGCCATGTCCGGCGGCATGTTTTCCGGATCGGCGGCGGGGCTTATCGCCACCGTATCTATCAGCAGGTGCGCCACGGTCGGCAGGCTGTACGTCGCCTCGGTTTTTTTTCTGTGCCCGTCGGGCACGGCATCACGCAGGCGCGCCGACACCGTGTTGCGGTGCAACCCGAAGAGCTGCGCCAGTTGCGATTTACTGAACTGGGGCAACGATTGTCGGCCGTCACTGCCCGCCATACCCCCACAGGATCATGCTCAGTGTTCTCCTCGCGCGCGCTGCGCCAACATCGCCTCCAAATCTTGCTCAACCTCTGCTCGCGGGCATAAATGCACGGCGACCGTGGGCAACGCATAACGCCCGCTACCGCGATACAGGGAGTCGGGCTTGATGTTCTCCAACCGCGCCCGGACCGTGTTGCGATGCAGTCCGAACATCACCGACAACTCGCGTTTGCTGAACAGGGGCAGGCTGGGGGCGTCCATCGGCATTTATTTCTGCTTCAGTCCGACCGCCCAGTCGTGGGCGGTTCTGGCGTAATCAGCGGCGGCGTCACACTCGCGGGCGAAATCAAGAAGAAACTCCGAAGCCTCTGCTGAAAGTCTTCCGTCGGCGGGGTCGTCAGCAGCAGCGACGGTGGGTCCGGCGGTGGCGGGCACGGCGGCACGACAGGCGGGGCGCTTCCCTGGGTCGCGCAGCCCGCCAAGCTCACGAGCAAGACGACGATTTTCAGCCAAGATCCGATCTTTCTCTGCGTCGCGTTCGGCATGAGACAGCTCCAGTTGGTCGGCGAGCGCCTTGTGCTCACGCTCGACCTTTATCGCCCGGTCATTCGCCTCGCGCAGCGCCACCTCGGCATTCGCCCGCTGCGACTCGATGACGGCGGTGTAGTGGCTGTCCTTGAAGCTGGCCGTGATCTTCCATGCCGAAACAGCGCCAAGCGCCAGACTCGCGACAATGGCCACCAAGATCGCCTGCATGTTGGGCATCAGCTGGGAAGCGCATCAATCACAGGCTTGACTCCCGTACTTTTCCCTTGTCCTCACCGGCGATGCGCAACCGCAGGCGCGGCAACAACGCTGTGACGCGCCGCAGCGTGTCGAGCGTGTCGGCCTCTTGCGCCGGCGTGATGGTCAGCGCGGTGCGCCAACTGCCGTCGGCAAAAATCTGCACGCGGGATGCGCGCTCGCGACGACGCCAGGACCCGATAGCCGCCAGCTGATCGCCGGTCTCCTGAGCGCGATCGGTCATTGTTCGAGCCTCCGCGCGCCGTGCTTCATCGCGGTCATGGCGTCACCCTCTGGGTGGTGGTGAGCGTTCCGGATTGCGGCTCGCTCGGCGGGCGCCGGCTCCATTCGCGCCCGGTGTTCATGTAGATGTCGGCGACCTTTGCGAACATCGACCCCACAAACGGCACCGTGATGCCGATGGCGCCGCCCACGATACCGCTGGCGAGCGATGGGTCGGCGGCCGACTGGATGACACTGACCGCGAGTGATAATGCGTACCAGGCGTACCAGGCCGTGAAACAAAACGCGCTGAACAAAATCAGCCGCGGGAAGATCCGGAGCGCGTCGAGCACCTCGGCCAGGTCCAGCCAGCCGTCCTTGTTCACGGATGGCCCAGCCCCGGAAGGTCACGATGCAGCCATCCCGCCACATCGAAATTCGGGCACGTCTTCGAGGGCTCCACATCGCGGTGGCCGATGATGCTCTCGATGGGGTATTCCTCATGCATTTCCAGCACCAGGGCTTTCAGCGCGGCCCATTGCTCTGGCATGAAGTTGTCGGCGGGCCGGTTGTCGTCGCCCTTGCCGCCCACCATGCAAATGCCGATGCTCTCGGCATTGTGATTTTTGGCGTGCGCACCGGCGGTCGCCACCGGGCGGCCCTTTTCGATCTGGCCGGATCGGCGAATGACAAAGTGATAGCCGCAGCCGTTCCACCCCCGGGCACGGTGCCACTGATCAATTTCCGGTACACCGATATCCATGCGCGCGTAGGTGTCGGCGCAATGAATGATGAGCGTGTTAATCATCCGCATGCGATGTCTCCCCGGCGCGCGGGATGGGCAAGCCGGCCTGCAGAATCTGCATGCGCGTTTGGTGCGCCGCCAGGCGCAGTGCATGGGCCTCGCGTTCGCGCGCTTCCGTCGCCGCAACCGCGGCCGCTTCGCGCGCATCGCGGCGGATCTGGATGCGCAGCCCGCACACGCCGACCAAGAGACCACACACCCCCACCACGGCGGAAATCAAGATATGGTTCTCCACCACCCAGGGCGCAATGCCGGCGGCCAGCGCAACGCCACCCCCCAGGGTGCTCAGCCCAACGCCGATATTCTCGATCGCGGTGTTCAAGACATCTCGCACGCTGCGCTCCTGTCGCGGTTTGAGCACCGCCCCACGATCCAAAACCACCTTGCGGAGCATCACCATGTGAGCATCCAGGCGGGCCAGTGTGTAAAAAGGTGTCCCCGTGGATCCGGGGACACAAAAGCACCCAACCCGACGGGTGGCGGGAGGGTGCCAAGAGGAACTTCCCGCCGGCGAACGGCGGGCACAAAAAAACCGGCGCAAGGGCCGGTTATCCGCTGCGGGCGAATCGCCAACACCATGCCGAACAAGGCATGTGGCAAACTCCCCCACGATGGGAAAAAGAGTACCGGATTATTCCGGGTTCTGCAAGTGGGTGTGTGCGCGATCATGGACGCGTCCGGATGGGGTGTCTAATTACAGTTAGCCAGCAGCATTCAGCGCCGCCGTTACGTTTCGCTGGTAAAAATCATCCCTGGATTCCCGGGCGCGAATAAGCGACGGTCCATATTCACCGCTCCGATAAATGATTAGCTTCGCCCCATGCTCTTGCGCCGTCAGATACAGCTGCCTCTGCCGCCACCACCAGGGCCGGTCCGTTTGCAGCCAAGGCTGGCTAACAAGGCGCTCAACCGGACCTTGCGCCAGCGGCGTTTCGTTGTTCATTTGTTATCCTCTCTCGGCGCAAGGCCGTTTACTTCAGCGTTAGGTCATGAATCGCACGGCGCTTTTTGGGACTAGACGCTGATTTCCTGGCAGCAGGATCGTGAAGCGGGGCGGCAGACCTGTGGGCTGATCAACTTCAATGCGGTATCGCTTGGCCGTCTCGCCCACGACGCGACAAGGTTTCTCCTGTCTACCGGCATACGAATCCGTGCACACCACGGCAGCGCGGTTCATGATTTTTGTCCGATAGTTACGGCTCATACAGAGCATCCTTGTTGGCATCCCACACCGCCTCGAATTCCTCGCTGAGCGGTTCCTGATCGGAAATTATGCGTGCCGCCAACTTGCCGATTCGCTTGTATTCGACCTGGACGGTTCGCTTGGGTTTAAGGTGGACATGGTTGTAGGTGTTCTCGTCCTTGATGTTCGGGAGGTCCTCCTGAATGGAGACAACCCACCACCCTTTCTGTTCACACTCAAGCCGCAACAGCTCTGCGGCTCGAAAAATGGTCGGCGCAACGATATGCGTTTCAAATTCCTCGAATCTGTCCCCGCGCCCGCGCTGAATCGTGAATTCGTAGACTCTATCTGTCGTCTCTGTCATCGCGAGCATCCTCGTCTGCGTCCAACTCTTTCGCTATCTGGTAAAAACTCATCATTCGGCCTGCGCCTAAGCCTCGGCGTTGTGCCTCCGGTTCCACTGCTCGGCCAGCTCTGCTACCAGAACTTCAGTCGAGCGTTCTGGCATGTCCTCGCGTCAGAACGTTGTGGGTTGCGCCACGGCGCGGATAGCCCACATAAATCCCTGCTGCAGGTTCGTTCTGCCAAGCGCAACAGCCCGCTTGTCTATACTCTCGATCGCCATCAACTGCTCAAGGTAGGCTCCGCACTGTTCCGCCAGAGCCTTGCCTGCGTTCATCAGGTCGATTTCCTCTTGGGAGAGGTCCCGATATCCCGTAATCTTTTCGTGCTGGTCTTTCATCGTATAGATCCTCGTAGTGATGCCGCGTTTTCAACGTGTCGCGGCTAACACGTCTGGATTACTCATCGACGGCTACCATGCGGCCGTCGATGTTGTTGTGCAGCATCTTGCCCGCCAGCCCTGAACACGCCAGCGCCTGGGCGTTGGCTTTGCCATAGGCCACCAGCACGCTCGGGGCGCCTGAATTCGCGGCGGCCCGCGTGCCGTCCACAAAGTGGAAGTGCAGGCGCCCCTTCAGGAACAGCCAGGCCGTGGCGTGCTCCCACACCCACGGGAAGAAGATCGCTGTCTCGGTGCGTGCGAAGATCAACGCAATCCCGTTGCCGTGGTCTGCCAGGCGCTCCATCCACTTCGCGGTTTCCTGCCCGTATGGCGGGTTCAGCCACACGCGGCCGGTCCATGGCTTCGCCAGCCCGTTGTCGGCTGCGGTGTAGTGGTGAGCTGCCATCGGCCAGGGCCGCACGACCGGCGCGCACGGGTCCAGATCGAACGGGCCAAGCGCCTGCAGAACATGCGGCGGCGTCAGCCATTCGTCGTTCTTCATGGCGGCGCTCTGGTGCGCGCCTACACCTCCGCGTCCTCCGCCATGCTGCACAACCCCTCGCTCAACCGGAGCGCCCACGGCAGCCGGCCTTGCCTCAGTCTCGAACAGTGTCACGCCACGTTCTCCGCGTTTTTGGTATACCGCCGCACGTGTCTTTGCAGCTCGACGTGCCAGCCCTGGACCATCATCAGCGCGTCGCAATAGCGGCTGTGCCAGATCTCGTACCAGCTCGATGACGCCATTTCGTCGCCGATGGTGCTCAGCGCCTGATTGAGCAACACCAGCCGCTCGGACGGCAGCAGCTCCACCCTTTCCCAGCCGTTGCAGCGCGCGCAGTTCCCTAGCGCCGGCGGCGCGGCCGGTGCGCTGGTTCCGGCCGCGGGTTCGCGTTTGCGCTTGGGCGCGAGACCAGTGCCCTGACAGGCCGGGCAGCGCCGCCCGGCCTCTCCCAGAAACTCGAACAGCGCCACCACGGCACAGGCGCGGAACAGTTGCCGGCCGCGCTGGTAGTGGCTGCGCTGCCAGCCCCGTAACTTGGCGACCTGGGCGAACTCGAACCACGCGACCTTGGCGAGCCGTGATCGGTTGCTGTTGTCGTCGCAGTACATCACCTGCGCCAGCCAGTAGAGGTGATCGGCCAGCCCGCCCATGCCCAGCGCGGCGGCGATATCCTGCCGGGTGAGGCTGCCGAAGGCTCCACCCCCGCCCACCATCCCCGGGCTTGCGATGTTGAGACGCAGCAACAACGATTCCGGACTAGCCACGCGCGCGCCTCCGGGTGGGTTTGGGGCGGAAGCCGCCGGGCGGCGGGCACTGGCAGGGCGCGCGGTGTTGGGCGGGATCGCCCAGCAGCTCGGTGTAGGCCGCAATGGCCTCTTCGTAGCCTTTGCAGGCCCGGGCGAAGTAGCCGCGCGCGGTGGCTTGTTCCAGCCACCAGCGCTGCGCATCGCTCACCGGCGAGGCGTGGGGCTTTTCCGCTTTCATTTCGATCAGGATCCCGTGATAGCCGCCCAAGGGGTAGAGCGACACCAGATCCGACACGCCCGCCTTCACCCCCTGGCCGTTGAGGATGGCGGCCTCGACCGCGCCGCGCCGGCCGCCATTGGGGACGTGAAATGTGGCCTCCCACACCGGGTGGTAGGTAAGGCGCAACCAATTCAGCACCGCGCGCTGCGCGATGTCCTCGCGGTTGGCGCGGCGGGCGCGGTGGATGGGCGCTGCGGTGGTCATGGCGCCGCCGGAGTAGCGTTATGCTGGTCCGCGCGCTCGCGCAATAACCAGCGCTCAAAGCCACCCTCGGGATAACTCAGCCCGTGGCGTATCTCCTCGACGGAGCATTCCATCTCGCGCAGGGCGCGCCAGTTGGCGAGCAGATTGCGGAAGTCCGGGGAAAGGTCTGCGCGCTCGTGCGGGCTCACGCATCCACCCCCGCCATCTCAGCAACGCGCTCGGGCAGGTACACCCGAGCAATATGGTTCGCCAGCGGAAACGGAATTTTGGCAATCGCCGCAGACGCCGCCTTGCGTGCGCTGCTCTTGCTGCCCGACATGCGCGACGGTGATTGCGGATCGGAGAACAAATCCCCGCCGACCTTTGTTCCGTCCATCGCGTGCCTGCCGGCCCATCGCGTGAAATCATGGACCGGATTCCGGCCAACCTCTTTCTGCCCTGGCGACCCAACGTTAAACCACGATCCGCCAGTGTTCTTGACGCCGGACAGTGCATGCACGCCAGCCAATCGCGTGAAATCCTGCCCGCGCTTTGTCCTGTCGCTCCAGTTCATCCCTGGAGCTTTGATACCGGATTCAGCGACGCTCGCAGTCTGGAATGATCGCCCGCTTCCGTCGAATCGAAAGCCTGGGACTTTTTGCGCTCCGACGGCCGGGGGCATCAAAGCGGGCACGTCGCCCCATAGGTGGAAGCTCCCGTAGTTCCACCGTGACCGGCCAACCCAGGGCTGCGCGCCCCTTACATTCTCGACCAGCATCGGGATATGTCGCCCTGCCGCCGCAGACGCCTCGCGCTGGATGCGGAAACAGGCGTCGAACAGCGCTGTCAGTTCCTTAACGGTCCGCGATCCACGATAGCCGTCCGGAAATTCATCCTCGCCGCGCAGCGCCCTGGCGATCTGTTTTCCCCTGGACCACGGCATGGCAAGGTAACTGAATTCCTGGCAGGGCGGGCTCGCCACGATCAATCGCGCATCGCGGAACTGAGCACCACCGATGGTGAGAACGTCCTGCAACACCAACTGCACATGCTCTGGGCGCGGAACGCCGAACTGGCCACACATATCCTCTATATCAAAGCCGATGACGCTCCATCCGGCTGCGACGAGTCCGGACGACCAACCATGCAGTCCGGTGAACAGATCAATTGCCAGCGGGCGCTCGTTCATGCATCCACCCCCATGCACTGCGGACAATGCGGTCGGCCCTTGCCGCGCGTGACGGTTGCCTCGCCATCGACGAAGGCCATCCATGCCCGGCTCGGATTGCGATGCTCCCAGCGCGCTGCGACGCGGGCGCGGTAACCAGGGCCGACCGCCTGCATCGGCGAGTAGGCGGAGAACGCGCAGCAGGCGAGCTTTTCGGCCCGGCACTTGCGCGCCTGGTCGCACGCGTCGCAGGGTGGCGCGCTGATGGCGATGGTGTCGACGATGGCGGTGCGCATTTGGTGGCTCACGCGTCTTCCTCCAGTTCCGCCAGTGTCTGGATGCCCGGTTTCCGCCACCAGTGCGAGCCGTTGGAGTCGGCCTGGTCGAACGGCTTGCAATACGCCACACCATAGTCATCGGGTAGCCAGAGCAGAAACCCCCAACCCTTGCGGTGCGGGGCATGGATCAGCAAGGTCCAGGTGCCCGGCTCAACGCCTGAGATGCGGTGAAAGCGGCGCGCGGGGATCCAGTTGATCCAGCGCCGCGCGCGAGTCTCGACCAGCACGCTCGGGTAGTCGAATTCGCGGGCGACCTCTTCAACGTAGCCGCCCGACAGAATCAGCGACAACCCGCTGAACGGGTGGTCGTGCAACCAGCGCTCCCCGTCCGACCCCACGAATTTGTGCAGGTAAACCCGCCAGCCACCCCAGTGGGCGAGGTAGACACGGCGCAGGTAGGGCTCCCCGTCGGAATCGATCTCGCGCGTCGGACGGTTGGCGGCGATACGTTGCAGCAGCCGGGCGATCACAGCGCGCTCCATGCCGGATAGGCGCTGGCCAACAGCCCGGTGAGCGCATCGCGCACACGGCGGATGCGGTCCAGATCGCTGGCCGCGCAGGCAAGCGCCACGATGTCGCGCTCCCGCTGGCCGAGAGTGGGATTGCGGCGGCAGAAATCATCGAATGAGAGATACGGGATTTCGAGCAGCGCGAGCTCGGCCGGCGTCATGGTCGGCAGCAGATTGGGCAGGTCGGCGGTGAGGGTTATCCACAGATCGCACACATGAATTGCCTTGCGGATATCCTCGGCACCGCCCTTGGTATCGTGCCGCATCACATACTTGATGATCTTGGTCTGGGCGGGGTTCAGCCCGTTGCGCATGGCGAACTCGAACGGCTGACACCCCCAGCGCCGGTAATGCTCGCCGCCGATCTGACTGGCGAAGGGGGACGGTCTCGACAGGTCTGTCATGGCTTGCTCCAGGCTGTCGCTCGGGGTGGCGGATTCTGCTGCTGGCGCGCGCTGCCGATGCGCGGCATGTCCGTGTTCGGGGCATCCATGAACCCGGTACCGACCGGGCTGTCGGTCACGCGCAAAAAGTCGACCTCGACCTTCGCGCTCGCGATGATCTCCCGGGCGACATCGGCGATGGCTTTGGCGCGATCGATCGCCAGCGGGTTGTCGGTGTCGGCCAGGCCATCCAGCGCGGCGAACAGGTGTTTGCGCAGATCGGTGATGGTGTTGCTCATGCGATGGTCTCCTCGGCGTGGCGGATTTTTTTGGTGAGTTGCGAAACCGCTCGGATGGCGCTTTTCAGCTCCGGCGGGTAACGGTGAATGCTGTTGCGGCGCATCAGTTCGGCGCGGGTGATCAGTTCGAGGTTGCCGAGCTGGATGTCCGCCTTGTTGCCGTTGCGGAACACGACGACATGGCCGGGCGGCACCGGTCCGTGTGCGGCTTCCCACACCAACACGTGCACGAACGCCCAGTTCTTGCGGGCCTGGTTCGGCGGCGCGTCGTCGCGCACCTTGCGCTTGCGGTAGCCTTCGGGGTCGATCACTTCGGCGCCGACGGGCAGCAACAACTGGGCCGCCTTCCCGGCAATCTGTCCGGGCTTGAATTGCGACGCCGCCATGCGGCCGGGTGCCCAGCCCGGCGCATGGCGCAGGCCCTTGTTGGCGGGCACATGGCCGGAGCAGAACTGATGCGCGCGGCCCGGGTTATCGCCGCCCCGCCGCAACCGGCACGCGGCGGCGCTGGCCAGGTAGTCTTCGCTTTTGCGAAGCCCGAGCGCCTGGGCGCGCTGATACAGGCTCTTGACGGTGCGGTCGAGCGCCCGCGCGAGCACGGTGGTTGGCTCGTGTGGGTAGCGGGCGCGCAACTCCGCTTCCTCGGCGCTGGTCCAGGGGCGGCGGGGTTGTTGATTGGGCGCTGTCACGACAGCTCCGCGGCGCGCAGCACGCGCCAGGATCGGTAGGGGCTCGCGAAGCGCCCGGTGATGGGGTCGCGGGGAGGGTCGAGATACCGGTATTGGACGTTGAACGCGCCGCCGCAGCATAGGCACCCCTGCAGCACGGCCGTGCGGCCGTGCCAGCAGCCCGGCACGCCGGCAATGGCCATGTCGGCCAGCGGTTTGCGGTAGTACAGCCGCATGTGGGCGTCCACGACCCGGCGCACGGCCTCCACTCCGGCCTGGCGCGCACGCTCGGCGTTGCCTTCCCAACGCGCCTGGGTCTCGGGCGTGGTCATTGCGAGGTCAGTGGTGCTGCGGTGGGTCAGCATCTAGCCCTCCCGGCCTGTGGTGTGCTCCAGGTGAGCCAGACGCGCCGCGCTGCCAAACAGCTTTAAGGCGTTGGTAGCCCCCATCATCGACGCGTGAAGCGTCCGCAAATCAAGTTCCCACCGCCGAGTCATCTTGGTCGCGCCGATCAGCTCGGCGGCGTGCAATCTTGCCTCATCAGTACCAACGCGCCGGAGCGCGCTGGCCGCTTCTCGCATGGCCTTCTCAGCAATTTGCAGCCGGAATGCCGCGCGGCTTTCGTTTGTTTCCATCACACCGCCACCCCGAACGTTTCTCCCACCAGCATCACCACAGCACATCTTGAATTTTCGGTCGCTGCCGCATGGGCATGGCTCGTTTCTGCCGACCTTGGGCGGGTTGGGTGGCTTACGCGAGAGCCGCTTTTCAGCAGGCGCCATCTTCATTTCCTGAATGCTCTCAACGTCCTTTTTGTCAGTAGTGAGGCATTTCCGAAACTTTTCCATTTCCTCCGGCGTGAAACTTCTTCCCTCTCTGATGTCCATTGCCGTGCTCTCCGGGTTATGTGGTTAATTGTCTGGCTCTATCGGCACCGGCATCAAAATGGAATCCCCGCATCTTCCTCATGCTCGATGCGCCGCACGTCGTTCACTACGCACTCGCTCACCGAACGCAGAATCACAAACGTCTTCCCCCGGTTTGCGCGCGCCAGCCGCTCGGCCTCTTGCTCTGCGGATGCCCGGCTCGCGTGTTTCCGTGTCGGGGCATCGCCACCCTCACACCACACCAACCAGAATGCGTTACGCCTGCCATCACGGCTCATATAGCGTATCCCGGTTCGCGTCCCACACCGCCTCGAACTCGGCACCGAGCGGTTCCTGATCGGCGCGCATGCGCGCTGTGATCTCTCTGGTGCGCCGCTCCCACTGATCCGCAGCGCATGCGGCTGAACTGTGATCCTCTCCGGCCCTCACGTGCCGGGTGTAGATAGCGCTCCAACAGGTTGCGCAATCTGCGCCCGATTCCGGCGTGCGGCGATGATTCATCTGCGCCATCACCTTGCCGCTCCGAACAATTCCGCGCGCAGTCCCGACATGCGCTCGCGCCCCTCGGCGCGCGGTACCGGGCCTGCGCTGATGTCGTCGGCGAGCTCTCCGGCGGGGATGGGGCGCAGCCAGCCCACGCCCTCGGCCATCACGCGCTGGACGGTTTTGCGCCAGGCGCGGGCGAACGCTTTCTCGGCGGCTTCGGTATCGAGGCGGCGAAAGCGCGCGGCGCCCATGGCATCGAGCGTGGCCAGCACGGCCGGGTGTTTTGCGGCGCGCGCCAGCCGGGGCCAGTCGCAGGCCATGCGGAACGCGGCATCGGTGGCGGGAATGCCGAGCCGGTGGTGGTCGAAGCACATCTCGGCGAAATGATCCGGGTTGGGCAGGAAATCCGAGCGGCGCGCCTTGAGCATGCGCACGCCGTTGTCGATTTCGTCGGCGGTGCGCACCCCCACGCGAACCAGGGATTCGAGCAGCTCGCGCTTGTAGTTCGCGGCCCAGACGGGCGGGTCGCCGACGGCGGCCTGCTTCCAGGCGGTGCACACGCAGGTCATGCGCTCAAACGCCGCGTTGACCAACAGCGCTGCGGCATCGCTCGATGGTTTGCTCGTCGAGCCAGCTGGTGTCGGCAAAGTCGATGTCGGCGGCGCTTGCAGCACGAGGGTATCGGCCCGTTGCATGGGATCCTCCGGGTGTCGGTGCGGATTGGGTTTGCTGGTTGCGGTAGGCGTAGAGCATCTGGCGCAGGAGCTTGTGCTCCCACTGGCTGTGGCGCAGGGCTGTCGACTCGGCGGACCAGTACGACCGGAACTCGACCAGCAGGCCCGGGTCGAGCTCGGGCGGGATGCCGGACGCCTGACAACGCTCGGCGAGCTGTGGCCCAGGGGTCCAGGCGTCGTGCATGCGAAACGCGGGTTCGGGGTCGGCGCCGGGGTTCGCCGCGGCGCTCTTGGCGAGCGTGGCGTCCAGGTCGTCGCGCAGCCAGGCGGGAGCGTCCGGTTTTACGGTCTGCGGAGGGGTCTGATCGACCGGTGGCGGCGACGGGTCAGAATCCCACGCGCCCACGCGCTGTTGGTGGTGTTGTTGGTAGGTTCCTTCCTGGTTCTTTACTGATTCAATAGAGAAGGGATTGTCGCAAAGTGCGCTACTCCCCCGCACTGAGTGCGCTACTCCCCCGCATTTAGTGCGCTGGCGCACTGAGTGCGCTAGCGCATTAAGTGCGCTACTTTTGGTGTCTGTTTGTACAGCATTTTCTGAATCGTCTGCATCGAGTAGCGCATTTAGTGCGCTACTTTTTGGTGCCCCGAGTAGCGCACTGTCTGCGCTACTTTTCCGCTTGACCGGCGCACTAAATGCGCTACTTTTCGCGAGCAGCAAACGGTAATTGGTGCGCTTGCCGCGCTCGCGTTCGGCTTCGATCAACCCCATTTCTTCGAGCTCGGCGATGGCGTAATTGACCGCTCGGGCGCCACATTGCGCTACCGTCATGAGGTAGGCATTGCCGGGATTGCACTGCCCGGTGTCGCGGTTGTGGCAGTTGCTGAGGGCGATCAAAACCAGCTTCGCCGTCTGCGATCGGGTCTGCTGGTTGATAGCCCAGGCGGCGGCTTCAAAGCTCATGTCGCATCACCGATCTTCTTGTCTCGATTTGTGGAAGCGGATGCAGGACTCGAACCTGCGACCTTCGGGATATGAGCCCGACGCGCTGCCGCTGCGCCAACCCGCTGTCAATCACGCCGGCCACAATCGCCGGCTCCTATCCGCTGCCAGGTTCTCTCCAGCGCGGCCTGTTCTTGTTCCGTCACGTCCATGCGGTGCTGTAGCCGTTGCACCAGGCCGTAGACCAGCTCGTGCTCCCGCTGCGTCAGGCGCTTGTAGAGCCGCTGGCAGTCGTCGAGCTTGGCTCGCAATGCCTCGGTGTCAGCCATCGGCGGTGACGCGCTCCCAGGTCCGCTCAAGGGCGGCTTCCTGTTTTTCGGTCAATGTCAAGCCGTGTTCCAGCCGCAGCCGCAGGTTGTGGATCAACTCGCCTTCCCACGCCGTCATGCGGGGCGCGCGCCGCTCGCAATCCACGATCAGTTGCCGCCGCAATCCATCATCCATGCCGGACTCCATTCACAAAGGGAGGCCCCTCCCATCCCCGCCCGGGATCGTTGTAGGGCGTGCCCGGACGGCAGTCTGCAGCCAGCAGAACTCTGTCTCGGATGGGAGGGGCCATTGATCGTCATGGGTGATCGTCGTCCCACTCTAAGTGCGCTGCCCGCGCGCTCTTCCGAGCCGCTTCCGCTCCATGAGCTCAACCTCACCGGTGGCAAGCTCGATAACCGAGAGGTCGCGCTGTGAGCGGAGCATTTGCCAGATGGCGCCCTGGGTAAGGCCGACCCGTCGTCCGGTTTCCGCCTGCCCGTGCAGTTCAACGTATTTCGCTAGTTCGATTTCCATGCCCGAATGCTAGTCCTGCTAGTCGGTCAGGTCAATAGTCTGGCAATGTGCCAACGCAATAGGCTATCTATTAACTACCGCAATGCAAACAGGAAGACAACCGATCACCCCCGAGGAGGCGAATGAAAAGCGCTCCCTCCGCGCGCTGATCGAACTCCCCGCCGCAGCGTGGAATCCAAGCGTATCATAAAAGCTAGTTCGGCTATTGACACTAGCGAATAGTCGGTCTAGTGTTCTCTGACGCTTTCCCGCGCCTCGGAGTTAAACACCATGACAGCCATCATCTATCTCCACCCAACCCTGACCGGCGACCCCGATCTGGTGTCCGCCATCCAGGAACGCACCGGGCTGTCCGCTGAGATTCACGGCCACGTCGTGCATCTGGTGGGCACCCCCGCCTGGCGTGGTCGCCCGGCACCGGCGCGCGGTATCGAATCCCGCGCCGGCGCGCTGTTCACCCTGCCCTGCACACCCGTCAATGCCGGCCCGTCCGGCGGCGACTGGTGCGCATGATCTGGAGCGGAAGCATGTCCATAACCCATGACCCCTTACGCGCCCGGCTGGAGCGCTGGGCCGAGATTGTCGCCCTCGGTCGCGCCTGCGATCTGTCTGAGACGGTGCACGTCAGCATGTTGGCCGAGTCGGTAAACGTCTTTTTCAACGGCGCGCGCTACGAAAGCGACGACCTGGGCTGCGACGAGGTCGACCGCTGGTCGACGCCGCTTGAGT